AAATGTCGACAATGTACTTATTATTATCAGCATCAATAGCAATGGTAGCAATAACAAAATAGTCAGCACGGGCACTAAGACTAGATGCAGGATCAACTCCAGTGTATAATTCGACTGGGATAATTTTCTTTTCATCACCCACCTCCCTTACTAAACAAGATTGGCTATTTATTCTTTCATGGTCATAATGATGCAGTTTTATATAATCTGGTTTAAATGGGGCATCATCTGGAGACTGTGCAATATTCATGTATTCCTGGTAGAATCCATTTATATTGCCAACACTCTCAAACTCACTCTTTATCTGAAGGATTCTATCCTTAGGGAACCTTTCGGGCCAGATACTATTCTCATCATCATCCCAGATACTGTACCAGAGCGTCTCCCAAGTTGGACTATCCTTCGCCCAATATAAGAAACAATCCTCAGAAATCACAGTACCAATCATTATTATTCTACCATCATCAGAAAGTGAAGGTATAACAGCCTCCGTCATCCATTTCCTATTCTTAGTTCTACCCTCAGGCGTAAAAGCATTCAACTCAGACTCGAAGTCATCAACAATAATTACATTGGGCCTCGTGTCCCCCTCAATAAACCCACGAACCCTCTGCCCAGTACCAACAGCAACTATACGAGTACCATTCTTGAGTATAATATCTGCACCAGTCCATCTCTTAGCTGTAGCCGAACTAAAATCTCCAAATATATGCTTGAAATTATCACTATGTTCTAGGTGATACTTTATTCTAGATAAGAAGTTTACTGACTGAGCCTGAGACTCGGATACAACAACAATAAACAAATCCTCTGTAGGCTTCTTGTATGCTATTTTATATAAAGGAAAGATCAAAGAACACACGGTACTCTTGGCAGTCCCCCTAGGGGCTGCAATAAGTACACGCTTCGTCTCATCATTCTTTAAATTTTTATATATATCTCTATGAAAAGACGGAGTATCCTTAGCTAAGGCAGTTGGAAAACAATACTTCCCAAACCAACCCATATCACGCTGGAATTCTTTCTTCTCTTTGTCAAGAGTATACGAAGCCTCGTAATCAATATTTCGGTTTTTTAGTCCTTTTTGGACTATTGCTTCCATTACGCTTCCTCTTTATCACTTTCTTCTTTTTTTTCTGTTGCCTGTTCCAACCCATGCTTCTCCTCCGTTTGTGTTGCTTTAAAAAGTTTCTTCTTCTCTTGGATATCAGCAAGAGTGTGTTCTACGGTAGAAGCTTCTATCTGGTGGGTAGTAATAACCTTACCCTTACTCTTCATATCGTTCATATCCATTAACTTATCCAATATGGACACTGCTATCTTGGAATCACCATCCTTACCCATCTTATCCCCATCCCAGTCCATAGCTCTGTCTAATACGGCTGCTAGGGCTCTAGCTGTATCCATCTTACCTATTGGAAATTGCTCGACTATCTTATCTAATTCATCGTTTACCATGCGTCTAAAGACCTCCATTCTCATTGTCTTATTTAGTGAATATCGTTTATTATCAGGCAAATGCCCGAATACTAACCTAATAGCAGCTTTCTTTGTCATACCAGGCTGTGCCATAAGATGTGCTAACTTCTTAAAGTTATCATTCTTCGACACAAACTTACCACGATTATTTTTACCACTCTCGGTATAGTTGTTAATTCTTCCTATTGATTTTATATCATCCTCACCAGAACGTACGAATGACGGCCCCCAAGGATACTTTACCTTGAGAGTCCCACCCTTCATTCGACTCCTCTTTAGGCATACGGATACCTCTTCATCTGACGATATCCCGTAATCTCCCTCTGAAACATCAAAAGGGTGTTTATACGACAAACCCAGCTCATCCGCCTCTTTACGTGAATAAACTGGGTATTCTTTTCCAGATACGATTTCGTATCTCACAAATAAAAGTTACTTCCCTCTTTGACTATACGAACCACGCACAACCTCAGGGGCTTTCTTCTCAACTTTTTTTACAGCTTTTTTTACAGCTTTCGCTGCTTTTTTCTCTTTCGCCATTCCTGACTCCTTCCATATAAGCACTATTATGTTTCCATTGCTCGTCTAATCCAACCAACAATAAAGTCAGCTAGCTTAGGTTTTCTTGTTATCAGATCAGTGTAGAATAGAATCCTAAACACCTTTAGTCTAGAATCATCAATCTTTTTTGATTCTCTTATAGTATTCCTTCCTATAAGACCATCTACGACTAACTTGCACCCTTTCGAGTTACAAGCTTTCTGTAAAATCTTTACAGCTCTTCGCTGTCCCATATTAACTACCATGTCAAAATATGTCTCTTGTAAACTACCTGGAAGAGAGGAAGCCTTTGATGGCGTCCAATACTCCTTCTCATATATCTCAGTAGCCCGTTCTTTCGTAAGATTCTTTATATCTTCCTTAGGATGACTCCTCTTAGCTATGCCATACTTAGTTTCCCCGCCAGGATCACTCGGATGGTCTACATATCCGCCCTCTCTTTTAAGGATATCACCTATTAAATCTTTAAACTCCATCAAGCACTTCTCCCGTTTATTCTACCTTTGAGATACGCAAGATCATCAGTAACATCGTTCAGTTCTTTCACAATATCTTCCCTATGTCTTTGACTAAGATCATCTGATTTATTCCATCTTTCGATCAATTTTATTGTAATCCCCTCAACATTTTGCATTGTCGTTTCAATTTTAGAAATATGCACTCTCATATCATCTAAATCATCATTTTGTACCCTCTGGCTCTTGATCAGATTCATTATCATCATTACAAACAATGATACAATTATTCCAATCGCACCGTATTCCATGTATACTTCCATCATATAGCTCTAGCCTTGCATCCCTAGTGTTATTCATAATCCACTCAACATTAGGAAAAATAAGAGGGGCCCCTCTAAAACGGTACTTCATCGATCTCAGCATTAACGCTCGCATTGTGCGAGATTTCGCCATTATTAAGACTCTCGAAGAGTCCGACGACTCTGTGGTAATGATCTTCTCTTCTTGTCTGAGCCATGAAGCCCGTTATTTCTTCCATATCTCTATAAATCTTTTGATAATCCAACGATTCATCGCTTCTAATATAGTCATTAATATTGAAACTAGACAATGATTTTCTCCTATTTCCCCTGACCCCTGTATCTCTTAGTATAACGCCTTTTAGAGCCTTTGTGACTGTATTTTGTTAGTTTACTACTCCCTTGAGTAGTCTTTTTACCTCGTTTCTGAGGCCTGTAACCCTGTGATGTCTGCATAATTAGAATCCAAAATCTTATCTTAAGAAGGAAGTCGTTTATTTTTACCTATAATTTATATAATAATATACACTATATGCAATAGTCAAGGCTTACTTTATCCTTCTTCGTTAAGATTAACAATATCAACGATATAAGGAAAACCTGGATTTTTTAAAAAAATATATTTTAGAATAGAGTAAGGAATCCTACTAGCTCGGTTTCCCAAAAATTAATTTAGATTGGGATTACGAGATATACAGGTTGCTACACCCCCTCGAATTTCACGGGGTGGGTTGCCGTCCCCGTTGAAACTCTCGTTGGCTTGCAAGATAGCCCCCTTCTAACTACTGCAAGTAGTTTAGCTTGCAGTATCATAGTATCTATGATATCTTTCTCACTTAACCATAAGGTAAACCATATGGCTGACGCAATAAAGACTGAAGATAACATCGTAGACGATGCTACATTCAGCAATACTGCAGCAGGCACCACCTTCCGTGGCGACTTTGAACCAGAGCGTGACCGCACTGGCAAGATTCTGTACACACAGAACTTCAAAGTACGCACACTGCAAGTTGACCGCACATTCCCAGCTGTTATCACAGCTAAGAGTGTTGCTAAGATTGCCAAGGCTTCAGAGAAGCTTGAGCAACCTCTCAACTCTGCTGAAGGTGTTGATTACCGCCTTAGTGGCGAACCCACACAGTACGAAGGTACTGATGAGTTACCACCAGCGGCAATCGCCTACTATAAGCCTATCGTCCTCAGGGACTCCATCAGTTTCTGATGTAGGCTATAGTGGCACCTGCATAAGATATATACGAGCTTCGCAAGCTACGGATGTATATATCTTTTTTATTGTCTGTATATAGAGTCAGGGCGTTATAATAGTAACGTCTAGGCTAGTACAGGCATATAATCCAATAGATAAGAGGTAATTAAGCTATGGATAAAAGGATAGAAAAAGTAATTAGTAGAGGTACAAAGATGGAAATGGTTATTATCCAGACGCCTTTAAAGGGCATAAAGAACAGAAAAGGCAAACAAGCCTTTAGTTCTGTAACCGTGCATCGTAAGATAAGGTAGTATGCATACACATGTATTTTGAATATATATTACACATTGGTATGATTATATGCTTAATCAATGTAGCCATTGTTATAAAGCATCATTCTATGATGATGAAGAAAGATAACGATGAGAAGATCACTTAATGTAAAAAGAATAGGTTATCGTAAGCATCATACAAACCCCACACGAAGCAGAGAAGTGCCTCCAAGCCAGACAAAGCAAGCGTTGAAAGTGCTCAAAGCACACAACAAGTTTGGTACGGATACACTTAGTCCAACTCAGTTAGATGAAATACCTGGGTTAGAGATATTAGGTATAAATACAGTGAAGATAAACTGATGAATCATAGTATATAAATCCTGAGCAAGATATTAAACTGCTCAAAGATTATTGGCACTCAGACTAATATCAGTCTATAAATTATTATAAAGGTAGAAAGATAGTTCAGCTAATCACTGAGTAGATTACTATCAAGTAGTCTTTATAATAGTGTATGAAATAAGCATACTTGACTGACGTATCTGCGGAAACGAACTTGAGTGCCAAAAAAAAAAGCAGGGGCTTGGTTGAATTTGAATAGTGGAGACCATCTATGTAGAAGGTTTCGATCTATTCAGACAGCGAAAAAACGCCTTATGTCAAGTCCTTGCGAAATTGTCCTTGTACTGTCAAAAGAGTATCTATTTAATATGGGTGCATGGAGAGATAAATGGAGCATATAATGCATAATATGCCACAGCCTTATTAAATGGTGTTGTAAACAGAGTGATGTTACGACAGGTCTTACTTAAACAAGTTTGATGGTACTTGGACAAAATTTAGGTGTAGGAACTGTATAAGAAAACTACATAAATTGGTTGGTCTGACAGTACAATCAATACCTAATTCATTTATTCAAGGGAGGATAAAATGGTTACATTAGATAAATACAAGATGAATCTTAGAATCCATGATGAATTTGTTCATGGGACTAAAATCTATTCCTATAATACACATGTCGCAGACATAGACCATAGAGAAAAGGTAATAAAGCCTAATGGTTGGTATTCTAAGACAACATCACAACACATTAATTATGTAGCACAGAAATATGGCTATGTAATTATTAAAAATAACAGAAGGAGACAGATATGATAGTAGATATTGTATTATTAACAGTTCTTGTATTCTTTAGTTTGTGGATAATAAATAAGCATTATGACAATGCATATGATATCGAAGAATTACAAAGAAAGATGAGAAATCAATGGGGTTTAACAAATAAACCAGTATCAACAATAAAGTACACTGCTCATGATATAAAAGGCTTACAAAATGAAAATAAAACTTTAAGGGCAGACATGCGAACAATGCAGGTCGACTTAATACAGTTTAAACAAAGCCTTATAAATATTGATGCTAAGTATAAAATAAAAGATAAATGGTGTGTTGATACTATTGAAAAACTCACTCATATACAAAATAAAACGATGAATGAGGTAATTTAATGTTGCGAAGGAGAGCTTGATACTAATAATAAAAGTAATAGGCTAAAGGTTGGTACCACTTCTTCGCATTAACATGACATAGGATACAGTCACTGACAAAGGCAATGCAGAGTTTTAGAAACTCTCACACTGTATTCTTGTTTATTTGAAGAAAGCGAGGTGGAGTGATGATATATGTAATTGGTAGACCCATTAATGGAATTAGTATTAATGGGTTAGAGTATTTACTTGATGATGATAATAAGGTAATCGAATTTAATGATTATGATAAATGCCTGACTTATATAAAAGAAAATATAACTAATGTAGAACCCGAAGACTATCTTTGGCAAAAAGAAAGAGAGGAGTAAAAAAAACCATGAGTATGTCAATTAATATAAAACTGGTAACTGCTAGGTATCTTTGTACAATAAATAATAAATATACTGTTGTAGTTAGTATAGATGGGAATAAATCTCGTTATAATTATATCGACAAATTAGGTAATTCAAGATTCTGGAATTTTTATCATAATGGTAAGTTAATTAAATCGTTACCAGGGTTAGATGAATCAAAAATTAAAGAACGAATAATGAAATTGATAAAATCGATAGAAGCACCCTTAAGGGAAAGGGAGAAGGAGTAAGATATGCTTGATACAAGTATATTACAAACAAAAACCGTCGGTCACTTAGTTAATCTTCTAAAGTTAGCAAAGAGTATAACTAAAACTGGCAGCAATTATTGTAAAGGTGTAAATAAAGAGATAGAAAAAACTTTAATATTACACGATAAAGCAATGAAAAAAGTAAAGAAAAGGAGATAAACGAATGAGTTTATTTGAGTGTTTAATGCTTTTTGTAGGATTTTTTGGAGGTGTAATAATTACAGGAGTATTTTATTATTTTCCATTAAAAAAACTACGGAATCAGTTATACAAAGTTAAGGGTCAAGTTTACTACTGGTCAAGACAGATGCCAGTAGCTAAAAAGCGTGGAAGACCTAAAAAAAATAAATCTGTTTAACGCCTAACCGTACGGAGGATAATATGGCTAATGTAACAGTCGTATCATTCCACAATGGTGGAATGCCCAGAGAAATGGAAGGCAGTACTCCTGCCGATCTTGCTACACAGCTTGATCTTTCTCTTCAGGGAGTTCAAATACATGTAGAAAGTAGTGAGGCTAATGCCACTCACACACTTGCTGATGGGAATTTTGTCTCTTTTCAAAAGAGCAAAGTAGCATCAGGTAAGTAGACTACCGTCTGCATGCCCGAGATAGGAGAAGTGAATAGTGTTGTTACTATTTAATGGTCAATATCCCAGAAAGATCAAAGCTTACCAGCTTTTCCTACTTTAACTAAACCAAGTAAATCAAACAATATGAGGAGTTGTCATGATTAATAATATTGAAAAAACCTTCCCAATTAAAATGGGAGAGATCACATCTATATCTGGATTACCTTTTAAATCAAAGGTTAAATCTTTCGATAGTAGATTAAAAAGAACTTTTATGAAAGTTTTTAGAGTGGAGAATATGGATAATGAATATTGGAAAATTCTTAAAAATATGACATTAAATCCAGATGAAGTATTTGGATTAGTCGCTATAGATGGATATGTTCATGATGTATGGGGCAAAGATGATATTGCTCTCGTGTTTAATATGGGTATACCAAGATTAAGAGGTAGAAAAGTTCATTATCTTGACAGAATATACGCACGTATAGAAAAAAATAGGAATGTTAAATTATATAATTCTATGTACAATGATAAATGGTCTAATCATTTTGAGTTTTGTGCAGAGACACCTGCTTGGCATCCACATATTTCTGGATCAGAGCCTTGTTTAGGTGGATATGATAGAGACCTTAGTAAATGGAAATCCGAGGGCAACCCAATTATGTATTTAAAGACATTGCATTCGTTCTTAAATACTTGGAACTCTCGTTCACCATTTTGGAATTTAAATCGTTGTGTAATAATAGATAAAGTAACCAATGGATTAGAAGGATCAGAGAATATTACTAAAGAATTCTTGTCATCTGTAATACAATCTGTTACTTATAAAAAATCAATAGATAAATTTGATGAATTTAGAAATTTCATAAAAAATAATCTATGTAAAATAAATACTGGATCAGTTCCTAATGATATTTATTGTTTAGCAGAAATATTTAAAAGAATAGATCATATTAAGCCTCATTTATCTGAAAAGATAAAGAAAGAGTTTGATAATAAACAATATTTATATTTTCAAGCACATACAACGGAGGTTAATAAAAGAAAGGATAATAGAAGAAAATATTCTCAATCT